ACTTATGAAGTAAAGGATCTGGCTAAGAAATTCTATTTAGATATAACTATTAAACTTGATCCTTATTATAGCAGTTATAACTGTACAAGAGTTGAAGAAAATAGTCTAAATCGATGCCAAGCTAGGACGAGTAACGGCACACAATGCACGAGGTCTCACAACAACAGTCCTACAAAACTATGTGGAAGTCATACAAAAGCTAATCCATATGGGAAGTTTGGGGAATCCAATCCCACCCAAGAAGCTAAAAAGCAAAAACGTCTACAAAATAGCTACAAAATAGTAAAAAATCTACGCGGAATAGAATTATCTGACTATGTGAAGACAACCGAAATAGAATTAGATGGCAAAACATACCTCTTAGATGATAACGGTATTCTTTATGATCAGCTAAATTTAAATATATTAGCACATATAAAAGACTATAAAGTCTATTGGTTTAATAGGACTGTTTAAAGATTAATCTAATACACTAAATCTAAAAAGAAAGTGATTTCAACCAATGAGATAATGAAATACACACAAGATCTCTTTGAACTTTATATTTGGTAACTTAAGAGTTACCAAATATACACGGTTTTGCTGTCTAAACAATGCTCGACCTAAAATTAGACAACTCTATTTACTTTTGTGTTTAGAAGTAGCATCTATTTCCCATAAGGTATCTATAGACGAAGTAGTAGATAAGATATAATCCACCAAAGAGAAAAGCTACGACAGTGTAAAACAGACGCATAGCTGGCGTCTCAAATCTGCTGCAATCATAGGCCAGATAGGCGGCGTAGAAGGAGAGCAAGAGAGCTACGAACGAACCAGCATCAAAAGCTCCTCCAGTTTGGTTAAGGTACTTCTTCTGCTTAAGGAATGGCGCAAGTGGTGTAAGGTAAGTAAGAATATCGTTGTAATCGATCGTCATCTTAATATTTTTCTATATAGTCTTGTTTACATAATTTATCGAATTTACGCATGTTTATTTTATTCTATTTTCCTTCTAGAAAATACCATAGAGAACCATGGACATTTCCCAAAACATGTCTACAATTAACGAACAAGCAGTTTCCCAACAATCACAACTCGATCCCACCATAAATACTTTGGAAGGAAAGATCAATATAAGACCTCAAATTGAACAGTTACTTCAGGCTTTTACTCAACTTTTGGAAAGTATCTCCGACAAGGCAGAATGTCAAGACAATGAAATAGAAAAGCCTAAACCCAGTTTGGAGGAAAAAATCCAAACAATGCTAGATGCAGAGCTTAAACGTCGGCTACATAACCACAATCTAAACAAATCCGAGAAACCAGAACAAGAACTAGCACCAGAACTAGAAGAAACAGAACAAGAACAAGAACAAGAACAATCTGAAGAACTAGAAGAACAATCAGAAGAACTAGAAGAACAATCAGAAGAACCAGAACAAGAACTAGAAGAAACAGAACACAAAGAACCAGAACAAGAACAAGAACAAGAACAAGAAGGAACAGAACAAGAACAATCTGAAGAACATAAAAAATCAGAGGATGAGCAGTTAGAAAGATCTGTACATGAAGAAAAAGAAACAGAACAAGAAGAAACAGAACAAGAAGAAACAGAACAAGAAGAAACAGACGATTTATCAGATAGTGATGATTGTGAATATGGCGAAGAACCTGAGTCGGTTTCTAATTTTGAAGGGAACTTGCACCAATACTTTTTAGATAGTACGATTAATAAGACCTTCGAAAATGCAAATGCTACCAAAGAATTTTTTGAGAATTTTAAAGATGATATGATTGCAGATCACAGAAACATTTTTAAATATGAAAAAACATTACGTCAAATGACGAAGAAACCATACTATTTATTACATTCAGAAGACGATTTATATGTTGGTAGAGAAACTTTTGGTAATGTTTGGTATATATGCTTTAGAAACTTAATGATGGTCGATGTCGATTTAGGTGATAGCACTTCTGTACTAGATGAAAATAAGATAATGGAATATAAAACATTCTTACAAGGGTTCTGTGATAAACCCGAAAACAAAGGTATGTTGTTCATGCTCTTTAAAAGTAGGAGAGGTATTCATAACTTTTTAGTAAGTCACAAGAAAGAATTTAATCACCTAGAGAACCTTGAAATGATGTTGACCCTTAAAGGTGACCCATTTCATAGCTCATTTAGCTATTTACGAGGTTATTGTTGCCGATTAAACAAGAAGACCCAAAATGATTTAGATAATGTGTATGAATTTATTGGATATATTGGTGATGGATTACCTCTCAAATCACTAATGAGACAAGTAATGTTACATTTAGATATTATACCTTATTTTGAAGGACATTATTGTGAAGGAACCACAAATTTACTCTTAAAGAAGACAAACCTCGAAAAGGTTTCTCTCGAACAATAATTGAATAATCATTACAGTCTTACTAGACGATAAAAGATTGTTTCCTTGCCTTCGACTCTTTCTATACGAGAATTTTGCAAGTAAGGATTCTGGAAGGATGGTTCGAAAATAGTCGGCGGGGATATAAGAGACGGATAATTTTTCTCACTCCTTTGGTTAGGTAAGATATATGATACGCCTAACACTTCAAATATATCTTTTTCACTTTTGATTTCACTTTTGATATCACTTTTGATATCACATTTAATAGCCTCTTCAGTTACTTTTGTATCGCTAGGGTGACTACTAGGTCGGTGGGAACGAGGTTGGTCTTCCGAATTTCCTGTTTCCTCTTCATGAACATTACTGAATCCATACTGTGATAACTTCATTCCCTTTTTTTGTGCAAGTTGTCTCATTTGTATATTGAAAACCATGTTACCTGTATGCGTTAAGAGAGCAAAAGGTAGATGTGCTTTAGAAGTTACATTAATATCTACGTGACATACAATAATTTCATTGTTATGAATGATTTTAGCAAGACCCATTAGTTTCTTACTTCCCGTACACATAACTTCTATTAAAAGGTCATTAGTAAGCATTTTCTCTTTCAGTGCTTCAAGCTCTACATTATCTTCATCATTGTAGATTAAAATATCAATATCACCACAAAGTACATTCTCCCTTCTGTAAGAGCCTACAGCTTCTACTGTATATGGTGATGCAATTTCTCGTAATCTCATAAGGTACTCAGTGATTATACCTCTGGGAACTTTTTTCCTAAGCTCCTCATAATATTTAAGACCTATTTTCTGATTATTGGTCAAATTTGGATTGTTTTGTAGGTCTTTCAGGGATCGACACCCCTGATTGTAATATTTATTAGCATCTGTAGGTCCTATTTTCCAAACAGTTTGGAAAAGATCTATTATACTCTTTTTGTCTTTCTCATCATTTATGTGTTTATCTATGTTTATATCCTTATCAATGTTTAAGTCAGCATCATCTTTTTTATTTTGGGGCTCAGTTATTTGGTTCTTATTTTGATCTATATCTTGTCTACTATCTTCCATCTGTATGATTTCATATATCTTAGTATCTTGAACTCTAATTTCCTTAATTTCTAAGGTAATTATAGATTCCATTATACAAAAAAGTTACATAGTATTATATAGATATGAGCGCACGTTGTTCTATTTGTGGTTCAGAGAATACAAATAAGTCGAGTTGTCCCTTAAATCCTGAAGCACCACTGCATATGTGTGCGGAAACTAAGCTGCACCCAGAGTCGAGACCCTGTCCTTGGCATGTAGATGGAGTTACAGGAGAACGTGGTAACCCACTTAAGCACCCTAATGCAGTGGAGATCCTGAGAAAACAGCAGGGTAAGCAGATTAGTAGAGCTGCGATACCAGGTGAGAGCAAACCCTCTGGATACGGAACTAAGGTTATGCCAGTGTATCATGATCAATTGAGGTTTACAAATAATGTTTATAGTGGCGATGATGACCGAGATAAATATTATCAGTTCCTAAATGATCAATCTAAACCAGGTGGTAAACGGGTAAATTTTGCTACTCTAAAAGCATCTGCACCTCAACTAACAGGTCACCCTTCATATCATGGACACTATAATCTTGGTGGTGATTTAGTCTATACGTCTTTACATGGAATGATTACTCCTGCTCAAATTACAGGAGTCGAAGAAATGGAAGATTTCGATGGATTTGTGGGAAAACACGACGGAAAACTATATACTTTTAGACGAATCGATTACGGTTGGTATCCATTAGAAGCTCAAGATGCACGATATGAATATTTGCATGCTGTTGACTTAGGTGATGATATCAATAATTTGAATAAGTACCTTATGGTTCACACCATTTCGGCTGAGCATCCAAGTGATTTGCCGACGAAGATTAAAATAGATGTTACTGATACGGGTAAAGGTGTGAATGCTAAAGATTTACAGTATTCAAAATTTCCTTTAACAGGTCCTAAAACATACAATGATATACGAGATTTATTCAGAAGAAAGTTTTCGTTACCTCTAGGTTATCGTAATTTCTTGAAGACACAACGTGGATTAACTCACAGTCACAAAATTATCCCCTTAATTGTGAAATCATTGGCTTTGCCCGCTACTGATATTACGTTCAATCTATCTAAATTCGAAAGAAATATACGAAGTTGTAATAGTGGTTCACCCAATGTTAGGAGTCTGTTAAATGCTGTTACACGTTTGTTTATGTTTGATAGTAAACTGAATCAGGGGTACAGAAGTCTTTTTGATGGCTTAAAATTAGCGGATCCACCTACCGAATTCAGTCTTGGTGAAAATCGTTTACCAGCCTATTTAAGAGATATATGCGCTCTTTTATCCAAGATGCTTGAGGGTGACTACGAAGAAATTACTCCTCAACAAGCTAATGCTTTTCATCAGGCTTTTGAGGATATAGTCCTTAAATATTCTCATGTGGATGATAAAGAACTAAAAAGGGTACAAGCCATAAAGAATCCACGTAGAAACATCGGTGCTAAGAAACAATATGAAGAAGAATTAATGGCACTGCCACCAACCCTTTATCAGGGTAGTATTTTATACCCTGGTGGTCGACAGTATATAGCTGGTCTAGAAAGCTTTAAAGGTAAAGATATCCCATGGACAGATTACTGCTACACCATGCTTGACAATGAGCATCTGGAAGATCTTCGTAATTTAGCCGGTAATTTGGGATTAAAGCTAAATTCTAAGGCTACTAAAACAGACGTCTGTTTATTACTTACGGATTACTATGATCGTAAATTGGCTGCCGAGGCGGCCAACATTCCATTCACTTACACCCAGGAAACCATAAATTCACCAAGGGCTTCTGTTACCTCCCCCAAAGCATCTTCTCCTAAAGCTCCAAAAGCATCTACTCCTAAAGCATCTTCACCTAAAGCATCTTCACCTAAAGCATTTTCTCCTAAAGCATCTACTAAGGTGTCCGTTTTACCTAAAGCAACTTCTCCTAAAGCCTCTAGAGCATCCCAAGCCAGAATGCCTGCACTTTCCAAGATTATTCCTCTACCTAAAGCTATGCCAACTAAGCCATCGGCTAAACCAGTGAAAACATCCATGGAAGCCCCAGCATCACCTCCAATTTCATTCTCAATATTTGATGAACCCAGCAGCTCGTCTTCTTCTGAGATGAAAAAATCAGTAAGACCCACCGCTCCTGTAAGACCCACTGCTTCTGTAAGACCCACCGCTCCTATAAGACCCACTGCTTCTGTAAGACCCACAGCTGCTGCCATGCTTGTAGCTCCACCCGTGTTTGATGACACTTCTAGTGAAATTAGTCAGGCTAGTAGTCTTGCTCCAATGCCTCCGGTTATGCCACCAGCTCCTATGGTACGCAAGAGCATTGCTAATTTACCAATAATCGCACCTCGTCCAAAAAAGCGTTAACAAATTTTTCCAGATACAAAGTTTTATTTCATAGACTATAAAGTAGTAAATACACTACTATCACCAACGATATCAGATATCAGATATTAGATATGCGATATGAGCTCAAGGCTGGATAGCTAACAGCTGATCTAGATCTTCCTTTGAAATATCATTCCAATAAATCTTATGTCGAATTTCAAATGGAATCCATTCCATTTGAAATTCTTTATTTGCCCTTGGCATATGGCGACATAATAAAACCAACGAGTCAACGGTGTCTTAGATGAAATAAGTTTATCCATCTATAAAGTACAACATGGTTGATGTTTATAATACATTATCCATTTTCATAGTAGACATCGAAAAAGTACCTAATTGACTAGCATGTAAATAAAGTCAAAAGTCATCAAAGTATATAAGAATTACTAATATATCTAATCAATAAGGACAATTTCTATCTGCTCCTTTGGAAGTTTAAAGCTTTCCAAGAGTTTTACAAGTTCTAATGAAGTAAGACTGGGATCGAATATCGGTAAGATAACCTCCTCCAAGTCAGGCATATCTATATTGATATGAGCATTAGCTATAGCTTCTATGATTAATTCTAAAGGATTACAGAATGCACCTCCACCAATAAGAGTGAGAACTAACCGTTTAGTTTTCAGATATTTTGCTACTAGATAAGTTCCGTCATATGCTGCTTTCAGCAAGAATGAAGCAAGTTGCAATTCCGGCGAATTTTTCTTGTAGTTTTTCTCTGGTAGACAGATAGTTGAGACGAATACTTGATCTATTGCTACACCTTCCTCAAAAAAGTAACATCTCTTTCCAGTTTTAGACATGTTATA